TGCATCTATTCAATTTTCTATTGGTTCTGTTGAAATGAGTTCAAAATTTTCAGTTATGAATTTTTCAAAGGACCAAGAAACTCTTCAAAATGCTGCATATGCTTTGACTGATTATTTAAAAATAGCTTTATTATGGACTGTAGGTACATCATTAATAATGTTTTCTAATTTTGGTCCTACTGGTTTAACAACAAATGTAGTTATAAACGCAGTAATTGTAGGATGGATTATATACAGTTATCACATTTGCTTCCAAAAGGCTGCTGAAAAACATGGATTAAAATACCCAATTATTTTTTATTAAATATAAAAAAATTCTGATTGTTTCAATATAACAGTACCAATTACTTTTGTCTTTACTATATTTTTAACTTGAGTAAAAACAATTTTAACATTTTTTATATATTTCATTTTTGAATAATCTTTTACTAATTGACCTGCAAACATTTTTATTGGAGTATCAATAATATCCGAATCTATAATAACGTGACCAGAAGGATGACCATCTAAATGAAACCACCAATCATCTGGAGAAGCATTGTCAATTAATTGAAAATTTTCATTTGCATTTCTACCTAATCTGTATGTAATATTATCATTAACTATAATCTTCATAAATATTATTAATCAACAATAATTAATAATATTTCAATTTTTTTTGATTAATATGTTTAATATTTTATTTTATATATTTTAAATTAAAGATATGATAGACAAATTTATTAAAGATTTAATTCAAAAAGCAATATTAGAATTTAAAAAAAAAGAGAATAAAGAATTATTAGAAAATGAACTTTTAAATCCTATTTTTTCAAGTTTTACTGAAAGAATATACCCATATGTTTCATTATTATTTATAATGTATTCACTCAATCTTTTATTAATTATTGTTATATTAATATTGATTATTTTATATAATAAAAAAAATATTTAAAAAATATTAATTAAGTTTTCTAAGATAATTTAATCTAATGAACAAATTAATTAATTTATTAATTATTTTTATAGCTCTCAAGTATTTTTTACCATTATTAATTAGTAATATTTCTGTAATCCCTCAAAATTTGTTATTCATTAATTTAGCTACATCAGTTGGTATATTTTTAATTCAATTTATTTACAATTATTTAATGAAATCTACTAAAATGAAACAAATGACATTTAAAGAAAATATATATAATTCATTATTTAAAGGTTTAGTTGTTTTTGCTGGTACTTATATTTATACAGACATTAAAAATGTTTATAATATAAACATTCCTGGAATAGCAGGTGATAATACTATCAGATCTATTTTTATCATATTTATTATGACTATTTTCATTTTAACTAAGTGTTTGATAACACCTTAAAATATATTTAAATTATTTTTCTACAATAAGTTATAATGAAATTAGTTTTCACATTAAAAGATTTAGTAAAATACATTATTTTTATTAGTGTGGTTTATACTATTTTAAAAATGATACCATCTCAAAAGATATATCAAAGAGATTTGATTTTAATTGTTTTAGTAGTTATTGGTGGATTTTTACTTGTAGATCATTTTTATAAAAAAGAAAATTTCGAAAGTGTAGCTAAAGTTAAAGCCAAAGATGAAGATGATGAAGATGATGATGATGATGATGATGATGATGACGAAGATGATGAAGATGACGATATTAATTCTGAAGCAGAAGATGATGATGAAGATGACGATGACGATGACGATGACGATGACGATAAATGTGATGATGATGACGAAGAATGTATTGCTGATTGCAAAGATGACCCAGATGATGAAGTCTGTAAAAAACAATGGGCAGATTTACAAGCAAAAAAGAAAGTGAAAACAGAATCTGAAAGTTCTAAATTTGTTGCTAAACCTGAAGTTGAAGTTAAAGCTAAACCTGAAGTTGAAGCTAAAGCTAAAGCTGAATTAGAACCTGATTTTAAATGTGAAGATGATGATGAAAAATGTATAGCTGAATGTAAAGATGATGACATTATATGTAGAAAGCAATGGGATAAATTACAAGCTAAAAAATCCATCAATACAGAATCAGAAATGAAAACTAAAAATAAAGATGATGATGATGACGATATCAAAAGAAAGAAAAATAGAAGAAGAAAAAATCAATTACAAGAAAATTCAAACAATAGTATATCAACACCACAATCATCTGCACAAACTCCTATAATATTATCAGGATTGAATCAACAACAAACAAAACCAACCGACCAACCTAGTGATGAACAAAATAATAAAAAGAAAACAGTAAATGATGAAGATGATACCAAACCAAAAACTAAGAAAAAGAGGATGGATTCAGAATTAGATGAAGATGATATTGACAATGATAATAAAAGTCTTGATGAACGTGCAAATAAACGTGCTGATAAACGTGTTGATAAACGTGCTGATAAACGTGTTGATAAACGTGCTGATAAACGTGCTGATAAACGTACTGGTAAAGGTATTAGTAGTAAAAGTGAAGATAGTGAATATAGTGAAGATAGTGAAGATAGTGATGATAATGAAGAAGTTATAGGAAAGGTATTTTCAAAAGGCGATAAAAAAATTAAAGGAGAAATGAGTTGTGATGTAGAAATTGATAAATTAAAAAGACAAGTTGAAGGTCATATTTATGATTTAGAAAATAAAGTTAAAACTTTACAAAAAACAACTTCAAATAATAATTCTGATAAATATATGTCTTTATTATTAAAGGAGTTAGTTGAATCAGAAGTAATGGATAAAAATGATATAGATAATATTGAAGCAAAACTAGAATCTAATTTATTAACTATAGATGAGGTAATAGCTAAATTAGAAGATATAAAAGCTCATTCTAAACCTAAAGCTAAACGTCCTAATGCAAATCTAATGGATAAGAAAGGGGAATTCTCTTATAGCGAATTACCTTCTGATTTTTATAAACCACTTGGAAATAAAGAACTATCATTATGGAATAATGAATATAGTATTTTAAATACAGACAAATGGCAAGTACCTATGCCAAGACCTCCTGTATGTATAAATACTTCACCTTGTAAAGTATGTCCTACAGATGAACCAATTAATACTGGATACCCTTTACAATTGAAAGATTGGGATTCTGCAAGAAAAGTAACTAATATAGCAATTAATAAAGATTGGGCAAATAGCCAAATGGATTCTAAACAAAATAATTCTTATAGAAATAGAGATGTTCGTAATGAAAGTAGTAGAGATGTTCGTAATGAAAGTAGTAGAGATGTTCGTAATGAAAGTAGTAGACATGATGATTTAAGAAATAATAAATCAATTAGAAAGGACAAATCAAACCATAATAATGATATAAAATCTAAAAGAATAAATGTTAAAAATTCTGAAAATTCTGAAAATTCTGAAAATTCTGAAAATTCTAATAAAAGATATTTTTAAAGTAGTCATATGACTTATTTACAAATATTTTTTAATACTATAATATACTTGTGTAGTATATTTACAATTTTTAAATTTAACATTGAAATAAATCTTTGATAATTTCAATGCTTCTTTCCATTCTAAATTTTCTTCTTCTAATTTTTTTAATAATTCTAATCTACTATTAAACAGTTCATCAGATTCACTAAAAAATTGTATAATATTTTCATCTTTATTTTTATATTTTATTGTTTTCAATTGTGTTTCCATAATTTATAAAAAGTATTATTAAGTTATCTTTTAAACAATTTTTTTGTGCGATTTAAAGTATATTTTTTAAAACTATAATATAATGATAAGTCCTGAAATAGTTTTTGGAATTGATTTAGGTACTACTAATACAGTAATCTCGTATTTTCAAGATAAAAAATGTAAAATTCTTTGTGATGGAGCATTTAAATTGATACCATCTAAAATATATTTTTCTCCTGAAAATAAAATTTATTGCGGTAATTATATTCCTATTGGTGCAACAGATATAATTAATTCTTTTAAAATAGAAATTGGTAATAATTCTTATTCAATTATAAGGAATAATAAAACATATTCTATGTCTGATATTTTAAATATATTTATAAATCATGTTAAAACATTAATTAATAAAAAATTTCCTACATTACCAACTTTAAAAACAGTTATAACAGTACCATCTAATTTTTCAGATAAACAACGTGAAATTATTAGAAATTCGTTTATTAATAATAATTTTGAAATAATTAGAATTATTAATGAACCATCAGCAGCAGCTTTATCATATGGTTTAAATCAAGAAGGAGATAAAAAAATTATGGTAATTGATACAGGCGGTGGTACAATGGATATAACAATTTTACAAAAGGATGATAATTTTTTTGAAGTAGTTCACAGTGTTGGATTAAATGATTTAGGAGGCAATAATTTTACAAATGTAATTGTTGAAGATATTATAAAAAAAAATCAAAATATAATCTATAATGATACTATATTTTATTCAGCTCAAAGAATGAAAGAAAAACTATCATATTTAGAAAACTTTAGAATAAATTTAAAATCTCAATTAGGCTATGATTCATATTATGAATTAACTGATAGAGATTTCAATAAATTATCTAATAAGTTATTAAATAGAATAGATGAATTAATTAGTAATTTAATACAATTACATAAAGATATTGAATATTTTATTTTAGTTGGTTGTTCAAGTAAAATGAAAATTTTAAAAGAAAAGATATATGATATTACACGTAAAAAACCTTGGATACATCCAAATTTAGAGAGTGTTGTTGCAGAAGGAGCTAGTTTATATGCTGCAATTATATCAGGTTTATATAAGCCTGAAGAAAATGTTTTATTAGTAGATATTTTACCTTTATCCTTAGGTGTAGAAACAGCTGATGGTAATTTTTCAATTATAATTCCTAAAGATACACCATTACCAGCAAAACGGTCTCAAAAATATACAACAGATACACCAGGTGATTCAACAATAAAAATAAAAATATATCAAGGTGAAAGAAAAATAGCAAGTAAAAATTTATTTATAGGTGAAATAGAATTTGATAAAGTATCAAATACTGGAATGCCTATAATTGATATAAGTTTTAAAGTTGATTTAAACGGAATCATTAATATTATCATAGTTGATAAAAAATCTGGATTAGATAAAAATATACTAATTAAAGATATTCCTAAATTTGACCCTGATGCTTTAGCTTCCATTTTAAAAGATGCTGAAATTAATAATGAAGCAGATACAGAAACTACTACTAAATTACAACGAATCTATATTATAAAAAATAAGATAGAAAATGCATTAATAAACTTGAATATTAATGATTTGTTATCAGATATAACTAAGAATGAAATTAGAGAAAATTTAAATAATATAGAAGAAAAGATAGAAAGTATGACAAATACTGAATTATTAGAGGTAATTAATAATTTAGATGAAAAATATTCTGGTTTAACAAAAGGTTGTGAAATTGCAGATAATGATGATACAAGTGATAAAAAAATGGATGACCTTGAAAAAGTTTTATTAAATGAATTAAAATCAGATGTATCTAGAAGAGCAAATTTATTATTAGCTCAAAATCCTGAATGGAATGATTTTATAAATCCACTATTGGAAGATTTAGAATTATCTAATTTATCTTATGAATATTTAGAAGATAAATTAAAAATTTTAAGAGAATTACAAGATGATGAAACTATAGAGAGAGATTATAAAGAAGAACTAAAAAATTTATGTATTTATATTAAAAATGAAATTGATGAAAATCAAGTTGATTTATCTGAAGATAAGAAAGATAAATTAATTGAATTAATTAATGATAATTTAGATTTGTTAGAAAGTGTTGATGAAAATATAAATTGGGAAAATAAATTAAAAGAATTTAATAGTGGTTGTGAAGAAATATATTCGAAATAAAATACTTTTATTAAGCATTTTATTATTTTATTTTATTTTATTATTTTATTTTATTATTTTATTTTATTATTTTATTTTATTATTTTATTATTTTATTATTTTATTTTATTTTATTATTATTATTATTTTATTATTTTAAGAGATATTCTTAAGCAGATGCTACCTTGACCTCAGCTTCCTTGACATCGGCCTTCTTGACCTTGGTGAGTCTGTTCTTGTATTCCTTGACAATTTCTCGGGCTTCACCATCAGCGCTCTTGATAGAGTACTTTACAGGTACAGCTAGCTTCTCGCGCTTGCCGTTGTAGCTGTAGGTGGATCTCTTGCTGCCACGAGTGGATTCGCGGATAGAGAAAGTAATTTCAGTCTTGGCTTGTTTGTTTTCGCGGAAGTATTTGCTGAGAGCCTTGTTGGCGGCTTGGTAAGGAGTTAAACCTGTGAAGCGACCAGAGTAATCTTCGGCACCAGGAAGTTGAACCTTGAAAGAACGAACTCCTTTTGCGTCATCGGCTTCTTCATCAGCTTCGGCAACTTCCTTCTTGGCCTTAGGGACCTTGGGGGCCTTGGCTGCCTTTGCTGCCTTGGCTACTTTGGGGGCAGCAGCTTTCTTGCCAGCTGCCTTTTGAGGTGCAACAACGGCTTCACCTTCAGCGGCTTCGGCTTTAGCGACTTCGGCTTTAGCGACTTTAGGGGCAGCAGCTTTCTTAGCAGCTACTACAGGAGCAGCAGCAGCGACGGCTTTGGATGCAGCACCACCTTTCTTGGCAGCTACTACAGGGGCTACAGGGGCTACTACTTCAGCTGCAGCAACAACAGCTTTAGGAGCGGCTTTCTTGGCACCTGCAGCTTGAACTACAGGGGCGGGAGCAGCGACAGCTTCTACTTTTTTAGAGACTTTAGATTCGACTTTTTGAGGGGCAACAACTTTAGGTTGAACTTTAGAATTAGAGGGAGGCATTATATATATACTATTATATTATAATATTTTTTTAAATCAAACACACCTAATAATTTTTTATGTGCGTTTATTTTTTCTTTATATATAATTTCTTTATTAGCTTTGTTTTTAATAAATAATTTTACTAAAAAATTTTATTGTTAAACGAGTTTATTATATTATTATAATATTAAAATCTATATAAATTATAATGACTGAATTAGTAAAAAAAATTAAATTATACGTTCTTCAAAGCTATTACAAAGAACTTTCACAAATAATTTTTAACCTAAGTAATCATTATGATTTTTTATTTGATAATTTTTTAATAGAATTTTCATTTAAACAAATTATCATGAATAAATTAAATGATTTAAATAAATATATCAATACCAGTTACAATAATTTTATAGTAGAAGATTTAG